ACTAAACTTGCCAACCAGACTTGATCTGTACACGATAGTCTATTCTTTTTGCTCTGTCCCATGAGCACTCGCCGTTTTGGAAGCGTCTTATAACTTCTTGTTCGTGAGCGTCATTAAGCTCTCCTTGTTTTGTGAGTATTCATAACTCTCAGTTTTTCTGTTCTAAAACAGTATTAGTGTGTGGCTACTAAATGCCACCAAGTTTTATATTTGTATCACGGGATGTTCGGGTGTTATGCCCGACTCTTGTGTTGACTTGATTCAGACACAAATTTACCTAATCTTTATTACTCGCTCCACTCCGGAGCGTATGAGTTACCAATGCCGTTCGAGTTTATCCGAATCCCCCTGCCCTGGAGGGTACGATGATGGAGTTCATTCTCTGTCCGTGCTTAAACAAACGTACAAATATATCGAACACCGGCGAACCGGTGTAAAGTTTTTCTGTCGCGTACTTAACGTGACAATGAAATTTGATCTGATTAGTAGGATCTACATACAAAAACATTATAAAATTACTATAACTCGCGATCTTGCGAGGACCCTAAATATTCCGCCTAAACGGTGACTTAAAGGGGCAAATGGATTATTGATGAACTTTTGTCTCGCGTCTTACTTACAATGTCGAATGTTGTAATTGAGGATAAGATACCCAAACGAATCTTGCGCTTCAGCGAAAGATTCGTCGCTAAGAAGTTTTCTTTGGACGATGTCCTTAGGAAATGGAGGTCGTTGGATCTCAACGATCTCATTCGGAGATCTCTTGACTTGTATCAGTTCGTGTCTAGCATGTTGCGTTACTCTAATGTAAAAATGAGTGACGCGGTGCGCGTGGTGCGTTCCGATCTTGCCAAGAGGGAGATCAGGAAGTTGCAAGAAATTGCAACGGTTAAGGTGCGGGTCAAACCGCAACATAATCTCAAGAGTTTGAGAGTGGACCCCCAAGGTCTGTTCGATATGCTTTTTGGTGAGATTAAACACCTACATACTCACGTTGTTGAGTCCCCCTTTATTGAGGGACTCAGTGACGTGGCTAAGTCGACGAAAGATAGTATCTTGGGCCGTATCCCGAAAGGGATGATGGCCAAACTGTCTTTGTTGATTGATGTTCTGTCG